AAGAACATCTCATTTCGATAATCGTCGAAACACGATGATAATCCCTTAACCGAAGCTATGTCAATGATCAGTTGGCTATACTTAAACGCATAAACAATATCAATCAACGAACTGGAAACAACTTTATGGCTACTGTATTGCGAGCTGTCGTTCTTATATCTTCCCTGACAGCATGTAGCTCAGGTGTTGTCACTGATTACAACATTCAGTGTAGCGCGCCGTGAACTTTGAAAAACGGAACCGCATAGATTGAAAAACAGTTTTTCTCATTTTATGCGGTTTGGTATTGATGGCAACTTAACTGCGTAGAATCTTAAACAACACTTAAACAGGTTTTAATGGATGTTCAATGGCAACCTCATGAATGTAACTCTGCATTGCATCGTTACCTGATCGGGTGGCAGTGAGTGTAAGTCGAACAGCTCTGATTCCTTCCTTTATAATCTGGTTATCAAATGTCAGCTCGGTGCCTGTGATTATTTCATGATGGATGACAGTATCTGTATCCACATCAACTAGAGTCACTTGGATTTTGGTCCCCTTCTCTGGCAAACCATTGCTAAACCAGTCTGTAAGGTACTGAGGCTCTGTAACTTCGCTAATACGGTCTCGGTGTGACAATGTAACCTTAAGTGGCAACTCTGAACTCATAGGCCAGTACTCATCATTAAACCGCACGTTCGTAACACAAAGTGGCTTGGCAGCCCTACCAACCAACACGATTTCTTCTTCTGTGGCTTTGGCTTCATCAAGTGTCCCTTTGGGCGTTACAGATAAGCCTCTCAGGGTAACTCGTTCACCAGCTGTAAACTCAGCTTCGAGTGCATCTGCATCTAATACAATCACTGGCGTCATCGCATTGTGCTCTTCTGGCATTGTATCAAGCACACCTCGCTTAACTCTGACGATATCACCATCCAAATCCATAACCACAATCAACTCATTCCCAACCAAGCAAATCATTGGTAGCTCCAGCCCAACCAAATCACTACCAACAACCTGCCACTGGACATCAGTCCTGCCAGCCGACTCCAACAACAGCGAACGTGGTGAGAAGCTGGCTCGATGGCTATATAACCAACGATTAAAGTGGTTATAGTAAAGATCAGCTCCCACTGTATCGCTGGTTGGTTTGGCTGCGTACCAGGCTATAAAACTACTAAATTCATTAATGGTCGCCAATTCAGAAGGATTCAACGTGTTGGCCAAAAGCCAGTAAGGCAATTCAACCACTTTCTGTTCACTGATTGGCATAGGAGTATTGATAGGTTCTTTCCAGTTACTTGGCGGTGGCGGCGTGTAGTCCCCGGTTGCTGAAGAGAAAATATCTTCCATTACCTCCAGCTTTACCTCGGGATTTGCCAAGCTTCCCCGACGTTTTTTCTGAATCCTGACAATATGGTTCAGACCTGCTTTGGGATAAACGACTCTTACCACATCACCAGGCTGATAAACTGCTGTAGATGTATCGCAATACAACTCGCATGTCATCAACCGCGCCGACAACATCCGTAATTCTCGCATAGCTACCCGATAAGCCAGCTTGTCATCATAAATCATCGGGAAATCAACCGACTCACCGATGGTACGCCCAGTGGCTTGGAGCAATGCTGAATTCATTACGGTAACAGCGGCTTTATCGTATGTATTCCAATTGGTATAAGTTACTGTCAGAGTATTGATGAGATCAGCCTGGCTTCGACGGCGAATATTACGAGCAGACTTAATATGCTTAACGGTCAGCACAGGGATGTTTCCCGACTCATAATCATCCCTAGCAAGGCGCATAGTCACTTTGCCCGTCGCCTCATCAGTGAACACATAACCGTTAATGTAGCGACAAATGTCTTTAATAAACTGCTCCACCGGCTGTTGCTTAACCCAATGTGCATTAAGCCCAAAGCCTTCAGCATAGAGAATGTCGGCACATCGACGAAAGGCAAACTCATCAATATTGCGATTACCCGTTCCCCACTCCGGACACTCAATTAGCTCATGAATGATATGGGCGGCATTAAGGCCACCGGCACCGAACGCTGCAGCATTGTTGATATCTCGTCCGTCACCAATAATTGCCTTTTCCAGGTACCACATCGAGTTTCCATCCCAACCGGTTTTCAACCGAGCCACTTCCACCGAAACAGGCGGCGGATAGCTGGAATTCCCCATCTCCGGCTTACGAAATACCAACGCAGCCAGATAACGAAACGCACTAACCACCTTCTGGCCATCAATTTCCTGAGAACAATGCCGAGCCAGGTAATCATTTACCCCCTGACTTGCATGCCCCAGACAAAAATCGATGTCCCCGACAACACCACCATGTTGGTCACGATCACCAAACAATTCTGGCTCATTAACAGTCACACGGCGGTTATTCGCTATACGGGAACCAAGCCCTACCTTTTCACCGAACCATATCCGCTGAATAAAATCGACCGGACCATGACAAAGCACTAGATGCTGTCCCCACGACCAACGATAACCGACGGTTTGTCTTTTTTTCCTTCCCATGATGCCTTCCTGTACCTAGTCACAACCTCAGTCACCAATGGGTCACCGAGTGCCAGCAACTGTTCACAATCCGCCCCACAACGAACAAAATCAGCCCAACTGAGGCCATACGTAACAAACACCCTTCGTGCGCCGGAACAGCAAATCCCTAACGGAGCCAAGTCAGACGGGTATATACGGTTATTTTCTGATTTCACTGTGTGATATGTCTCCCCACCAATAGACAGTGCCACTGGTAATTTTGACCTTGCCAAACACCACACCAAGCGGCTTTCCCTTTTCGATGACCGGCGCTTTTGGCTCTTGCGCATCCGGAGCATCATGGCTCTGATTCATAGCGCGATAGCTGATAGCAATTGAAGCCACCGCCATAACGACAGCAATCCAGACCATACTGACTCCTTATAAGATTCTTTATAAACGGGAATTAGCGATCGATGGGATCGCCGACATACGGGTTCTTGGTCGGCAAATTAACCGCCCCACCAAAATTGACTGCGTTATTAAAACGTCGATGACAGGTTGTCAGCGTCCGGTCACAGCCTCGGGTAATTTCGGCTCTCTCACCCTCGGCCAATAAAGCTGGATGAAGAAGCACCAAAGTCAAACTATCAGGCTGGCGGTCGATAAAATGAAAGTTCTGACCTTGCTTCAGATAACCAAAGGCGTATTCCTCCGGCACCGGATAAACCAGCGATACCCGACTGCCTTCAACACGTTCGATTATCACCACTCGCGGTTTTTCAAGCACACCACACTTTCGGCTACCCAGTGAATAACGACATTGAGGAGTGATAGTTTCAGTCAAGCCGGTTACTTGCAGTTCAGTGTGAACCGCTTCCAACTCCACCGTGACAAAGCCATCATTCCAAACGCCAGCCATCAGCCGTCCAGCAAACACGGTATAAAATACTCGACCGCCGTCTTCCGAACGGAGGATAGTCACCCTGGGGGCGACATTAAGCGGCGGGTTCAATGCCAGATTGGCTAACTCACTCCCGGCAGCAACCTCAAATGATGTATCAGCCCGAAGCGGATCATCCGACTGCTCGATAGAAGCGTCCCTCGCTATCATATGGGATTGCCAGTGATAGCCATTTGCCAACACATCACTCTGATTGGATGTAAAACGCCACACTTCATCGTGAAGCTCTATCTGATACAACTCAATAACTACCATCGGACACCTCTTTCATAGGCATTACGGCCCGCATCCGATGGCGTGGCAGATAACTAATCTTGACCCGATCATCATCCGGTCTCATCAAGCGCATCACATGCCCACCAAGCAAATCTCCCGGTTCAACGGGTATATTCCCGTCTCCGCCAATATCGAGGATTTCATTTCCGGACGAATCAACCCCATCCGACTGGGCAAAAACGAGCTGAGTACCATCACGCCACCGCAGGTACACATGACAACCATCGGATAATGCAAAGCCTGCAGGCTTTACCAAAATACGCTTTCTGCTCCCTTTTCCGGCCAGGCAAATTTCATTGTTAAAACTCACCCACCAACACGTGTTTAAACGCCCTTTAAACCGGAGTAAAAACTGTCTGAGCTGCCAACATGACTCACGCCCGTCAGCTACCCACTCAATGGTAGTGCTATGGTGGCCTAACTCCCGACCAGCTATCATCATCTGCTGACCACTGGCTGTGGTTTTGTCATACCAAGTAAACGCCATATCATCCCTGACACCACCGGACTTACCACGTTTAACGATCACCGGCCTACCAAGATATTGCTGTGTAATAAGCCCCTGTAATTGGGGCGAAGAATCAAACGATAAAGGCTCACTATTTACCCAACAAATTTGTTGCTCTATACGAGCCCCACGACGAACAGAATTAAGGCCGTCGGGGGCAATAGCAGCGATTGCAGGCATAACGACGGCCCCTGCAAGGTCAAACATCAACGGTCGCTTTAAGACCAGAGCACTCTCTGCCACCTTGTCGATAAAAGCGACCTCATAACGATTCGCATCTTTATAAACCACAACCATACCGTCTGCTTTGAAGTCTCGACCTGTAACCTCGGTATGTATCACTTTATCTCCGGCCGTAACGGTCACCGGCGGTGTGGCATCTATCCACACCGGCACCACATGGCGGTTTGTCCCCTGGGCTTCGTAACGTTTGATTTGCTCTGCCGCAACACGAAGCGGCAGATTATAGCGATAATCAAGTTGTTGGATTGGCTTACTACCATTACAAAGGCGCTGCTCACCGACACGGGTTTCAATTATGGCGGTGAACCACTGCCAGGATTCGGTAACCGGATAAACAGGAGGATATGGCCACAACGCAACTCGCGAACCAAGTACATTCAATGTTGACTTAACAGCAGCATGGTTAAATTGCCATTCAAACTGAGCTTCAACGTTCATTTCAACATCGAGCGATACATCTAACGTATAGTCCCAGTGCCCGCCATAAGCTGCCAATATGGACACGGGGTGCTGCCCTTTTAGTAACAACCCCTTATCTTTTATTTTTTTTAGCTGATTAAGCGTCAACGGCTTGGTATACGAACTCCAAATTTCAATAGAATGATGTGACGGAGTCGCTATGTAACCGAGGCTAATCATCCCCGGCTGAATGAAGATATTGTCTTTGAACTCACTGTCCCAAAAGCCATCAATAAAGTTCGCTCTGGCCTGGCCAGATGGCACTGAAGGCAAAGTGCCCGTCTCTGATACGGACACCATGGTGATTGACTGGATATCTTTAGACGGAATATCTGGAACTACTGGCGGCGGAGGTATGTTATAAGAAAAACACAACTCAATTGGGTAAGAGATTTTCATACGGCCATAGCTACTTCATTTGACGTCGGAACAACATCTCTGGCCTCTAATTTAATCGCCAGACCATATTTATATTTGTTCCAATCAAAGAGCTGAATAACCAACCAAGGTATTCCTCTGTACTCAATAAAATAAGGTAACGTCGTTACCTCAATCCCCTCTACTGAGGTTATCCGCATCGTACCCAAAGCAAAAACAGGTGCATACCGTCCATTCGCTTGCTTTGAAGACAATAACCAGGGTAAAAACAATCTTGTATTACTTAGTTCAAACCGCATGTGCTTTGACATTGATTCGCCGGTCGCGCCATGCCTTCCGTATATTGAGTCATTGCCAGTCCCTTCATAGATTGGTTTTAAAGACCCAATCTTGCAGGAACCTGTCCTCTTCATTTCAAGCATTACATTAGATGCCTCAGAATAAACTAAACTACTTTCACCCTGCCCGAAACGATGGATATTCCACGAACCGAATTCACCATCATCAAAGTCTGTACCGATGAAAAAACCACTGTTATCACCAGCAAAACCTGCTCCAACACCTAATGGACGAGAACATATAGCGAAATATGGTTGATGATTTGACAGGTTAACCAGGCATAAGCCGAAAAGCTCTTCATTGGCAATAATGTGAAGATAACACGGTAAGCTCATACCCAAGTTTTGATTATTGCGTCGATATTTAGAGGAAATAGCACGCTCATTAACTAAACCAGGCCAGCCACTCGAATAACCCGTTCCACCATAAACATTAATATGGTTTTTAGTCATCCAGTGATATTCAAAACCAAATGCCGCAGCCAAAGGTAATGTCTTATGTGATACTGAAAATCGTGTCGTTTCATTATCACACTCAAGTTTCCAGTGAGATGCAGGATTGTTTAAAAAGAAGTTTTTAACCTGTTCAACTAATTGCTTCCGTTCATTAATTACTGTCTTCATGTACGCCATTACAATAACTCCAGACACATAAAATCGTTATCGCTCGTGCGATAGACATTTTGCACAACCAGGAAAGTTCTCAGGTGGTCTCTTGTTTTGAGTAATTGCCCTGTCGAGGCATTCGGCCCACTCATCAAATAGGAACCAATAAATTCTCCCAAATTTCTATGGGTGTTACTGCCGGGATGAATGGGTATCATCCAATGGTCAAGGCCAGCAAAGCTGGTCTGATAGCCGTCATACAAACCAAAAAGCCACTTCGGCTGCATTGGCCATGTCAGTTCAGAATTTACCCAAACATTACCTAACCAATGAATATGTCGAGCATCATTCCGTGCATATTGATATGTGGATATTCCATTGCCGGTACTATTCCATTTTAAATTTGCGTCAGTACCCTCACCAAAACAGCAATATTGATCCGGCCAATGTTTAATTGAGGCGTACATGTTGATTCGCCCCATGTAAATAACATGGGTGGTTGTTGATACTTGCGCAATCACTTTTAAATGCCGGTGCTCGGCATCCGTAATGAAATAATAGGTAATCGCTTCATCCCAGAGATACATATAGTGATATGGGTTTTTATCTGGGATCTGTTCAAACGTTAAAGTATCGTAATATAAAGGAGCGCAATACAACGTCCAATTATAACGGTCGGCCACATCATCATCCGTTGCTTTAAAAGCCGCAATAAACGTCTCTCTTGATACTGCATCAACAGATTCAAGAATCAACTCATCACTTTTTTTCTCTACCGTTCGAGGCTTCCACCGTTTGACCGTCCAACCATGCTTTTCAGCAAACAACTTAAGCTTTGCTAATAAATCAGCATGTCCTTCAGCTGTACCCGTTTCCCATGCCATCTCACTTTCCTTTTAAAAATTCGATTTATTTCGCTGGACGATTTTCACTATGGCCTGCTCCCCGGCATCGCTGCGCAGGTAGGCGTTTAACTGCTCTTGGTTATCCAGGAACGCGACATGCACCGGGGGGGCGGCGACGTTGATATTGGGATGGCCGCCACCCGCCACGGCCTGTTGCTGCAATTGCTGGTTTTGCATTGCCTTCATTTGCTGCATCACGGTAACCATCCAGCGGAAGTCTTCAGCCTGCCGGGTGTTGAGCACCATCTCGTTTTTCTTCAGCATCCAGGTGCCCTCGTTTTCAGCTGGCACCCGCCAGATACCGTCGTGAGCCTGTCCGGCCAGCGCCTGCCCGGCGACAATCCCGACTGAGGCATAACCCATGGTGCGCACTGCCGTCGAAAGCGCCATGCCCACCGGCGGCGGGCCAAAACTTAGCGCTTTGGTGGCGGCTTCTTCAGTAGCAACGATCATCGACGGGATCGCCGCCAGTTTCTGGGCCGCAAACAAAACCCGATAAAGGCCGCTTTGTTCTTCTCCGGCCTGCTTCAGAAAGTTGGTGGTAATACTGAGCTGTTGCTGGGTAAAATTCAGGGTCGATTGCGCCACCTGAGCCTGATAAGCCTGGCGCTCATCCTCCGCCTTACGGTTAATGTCGGTCAGATTGGCTTCATGGTCAGCCCGCAGTATTTCCCGATTAGCAAAATACTCACGCTCCAGCTCATCCTGCAGTTGCTGGTTTTCCTGTGCCTGAGCGTAGGCCGCCTGGAACGATTCCGACATCCGTTGCAGACGTTCGTTATAGGCATATTCTTCGCGGATCTTTGCCTCATTCTCACGATCGGCCATGATGGCCAGCCGCATCATCCAGCCTTCATTAAGGGCGTCGGTTTCTGCGTAAAAGCTCTCTATCGCTTTATTGTTGCCCGGTTCGGTAGCATTCAACTTGTCGAGCTTTTCCGCTTCCAGCAGCAGGTTCTTAGCCAGCTCCTCATTGATCCCCTTAAGGCCACCGTACTCAATGTCATAACGCAGCTGGGCCGCTTCACTCGTGGTGCCATGCAGCGCAACCTGCTGACGAAGCTGAGCCAGCTGATCACTGCCTTCTTGATTCAGAGCCCTGGCCCGCTCAAGGGCATCGGCTTCAGCGGTCTTGTTGTCGAGCTTTTTGGCCTCAAGCTGTAGTTGCTGCTTCAAGCCGTCATTAATGGACTTGAGCGCACCGTGTTCAAGTTCGTAAGTTACTTTGGCCAGCTCGCTTTTCTCACCATAAAGTGCCAGCTGGCGTTTCATCAGAGCCAGCTGTTTCTTGGCTTGCTCATCGCCATCGTCCAGTCCGAGTGATGGTGGTGTTTTAGATGATGACGCAGAGGTTTTCCCCGCCTTCACCTCCGCCAGTTTCTTCTCCAGGGCCAGCAAATCAGCCGTGGCTTTTTCCATTGCTGATTCAATGGTGCTGACTTCCCTGGCATAAGCGGATGAGGCATCACGCTGCTTATCGCGAATTTCACCGGATGACAACAGCATCCTGTCCCACCAGGCCACTCCGGCTTTAGGGGCCAGCGCGACCTGACGGTATTCGTTTTCCAGCTCGGTCAGATAACGTTTCTGCTGATCGATGGCTGACTGCAATCGCTTGGCCTGCAAAGCATCCATCCGGCCCAGTAGCGAGTCGACCTTATCTGCCAGAGCCTGGGTATCTGTTGCCGCTTCCCGGTTGGTTGTCGCCCAATACGCCACAGCACCGGCAGCCATCATGACCAACCCCACAGGCCCACCGGCAAGCGCCATCAAGCCATTACCGGCCCTTAATGCGATATTCGTTCGAGCCTGAGAAACTGCCAGCTGGTTGGTCGCCACCGTTAACTGCCCACGGGCAACCGCCAGCGCCTTTTCACCGCCGGTTGAACGGAAGATAAAGGCATTAGTTGTCTGCAGGGTTTCCAGCCTGGCTATTTCTGCCGACGTAACGGCAATGGTGGCCTGGGCCTGTTTTATCTGCTCAACATGGTGCGCCCTGGTTGCCAGCACATCTTTGGCCTTAGCGGCAGTCATATTAACCATGGCCGCTGTACCGCGCCCGATGGCGAGAGCCATGGTGACACCGACAGCCGACGACACGATCTCAGCATTTTCAGCCAACAGTTCCAGACTTTGGGTTAACGTGATGACCAGAGGGGAGAATGAATCTGAAATCGGCTGCTCATAGGCCACCACCAATTGGGTGTAAACCGTCGAAAGGTCGCCATACAGCGCATTGACGTTCCCAGCTGTTCTGGCCGCTGCGCCCTCATAGGTAGCCAGCGCTTTCACTAAGGTTTCAGCAAAGAAATCTGATGTTACCTGGCCATTATTAACCAGCTTGCGGAACCCGCCCGAAGCCAGCCCCGCCGCTTTATCCATCCGGGCCAGCAAGCCCGGCAGAGGTTCGGTTGTCTGGTTCAGCTCTTCGGCGCGAACGGTCTGGCTGGCCATCGCCTGCTGCAGACCAAACATCGACTGACCCAGCTGTTCGTTGGTGGCCCCGTAGGTTGAGGCAGCGTTACTCATCCCCTCAAACAGAGCAATGGTCTGCTGACGGGTGATCATCCCGGCATCTTCAATCGAAGCCACACGGGCATAATTGCCCGCCATGCCGAGCAACGCTTTGTTATGATCTTTACTGACTTCAATCAGGTACTGCTCGGTTTGCAGCCATTGCTGCTGACCACCGACCAAAGAGGTGATTTGAGTGCGGATATCCTGATAAGCGCCCAGCCTGTCCGTCGCCTGCTGGGCTGCTGCCACGGCAGAGAATCCGGCGGCAACCCCGAGCAGCTGATTACGCAGCCCCAACATCTGCCCTTCGATGGCGTCCGACTGGCGGGCCATGCCCTGCATTTTACCGCTGGTTGCCTGAGCCTGATGGCCGAGCGAGCCGACAGCCTGCCCGGCCCCCTGAACCTGACCGACAAACTGCCGGGTTTCAGCATCAAACTTGAGTGTAAACTGGAGGTTGTTACTCACGGCGGTTCAGTTCCTCGGTCATGACCTGGGCGATCAGTTTTAATTTGCGGTAATCGTCGGGGGTGATATCTCGACCGGAAAGGTCGGCATCGGCTTTGATCTGGCAGACATCCATACCAAGGCAAACGGGGCCGTTCCAGCACAGGAAAACCGGGATATCCAGCCACCACTCCAGCACGGTACGGTGCTCGTCCCACACCTCAATCACATCAGGCTCAGACTCCGGAGCCGACTGAATACCCCAGCAGGCCAGCTCGTCCTGCCATGCCTGTTCATCGGCAGCCGTGGCCGGGCGGCTGCGTATCGCCGCCCGCACGGCCTCAATTAGTTTTTTGTGCTGGCCGTCCCGCTCATCGCCTTCATGTAGGCTGACAACGCTCCGGCAGTGAAATGCTGGTTCAGGCAAGCTGACGCCAGATTGTCCGGGTTGAATGGCAGCGATTCCCCATCCTCGCCCTGTATCCCGCTCCAGCCAGTGACAACTTCGCTAAACAGCTTGCTGTCACCCTGGGTGCTGAGCTGGCGAAATTCATCGCTGTCCACCAGTTTAAAATCCAGCGTCATATCGCAGGTTCTGACTTCACCGCCATCCATCGGCACTGAAATCTTGACCGGCCAGTTTTTCACTTTGCGCTCTTTCACTAACTGAAACATGGTTTAACCCTTATCTTTTGCTACGAACAATTTGAATGACTTAAACAGCGTTTAAACACGGTTTAACGGGTAAAGAACTGATCGCTGTTGGCGATGATATTGAGCGGGATGCTGTAGGTCTGGGTGCCTTCCTGCTCGCCGTAGGTAGCCCGGCCCAACTGCACCCGCGAACACTGCCAGCCCACCTGGTTACCAACCGGGCCATTGGTGAACACCAGATTGTGCTCGCTTCCGGCCTGAGCCATGGCAAACACATCCAGCTCGGACAGCTTCGGCGCTTCAATGACCATGGTGGCAGTCGGCTGGTAGTCGGTGATCATCACCTCCTGATGGCCGACATATTCCTGATACGGCACCTGGTTTGCCTGGTCGTACTCCAGCGAAATCAGCTTGAAAGGCTTGTCATCCAGGGTAAAACTGGAATTCTCCACCCCGATTTTCAGCGGTGTGACCCAGCGGCTGAAATCCAGCTGAGGCAGTACCGCTTCAGTAACCGGCACAAACAGGCCAGTAAACGCGAACTTAATGCCGCCGAACTGCTTGGCCGTGATATTCAAAGCCAGGCTACCCCGCGCCCCGACCAGCTTATGCAGCGAACCGGACTGGAAGAAGTAAATCGACAAACTGCCCGTTGCTTCATCATCAATGCTGTACAGGGTTTGCTTGGCTGCCGCATCGTCTGCCACCTTACGCTGACAGGCCGACATCAGGGTGCCCCATGCAGCAGCCTTGGCCGGATCTTTCGAGGCCGCAAAATCCACCGTGAACTCAACGGTGACATAGGCTTCTGTCATGATCTGCGGCGACTGGCCAAGCATCCCGTTGTCGTATTCCAGGCTTTGCGATTCACCGGCCAGCGGCGTGATGGTAAATTCCCGCCCCAGTACATGCGACATAGCCGCACCGGCAGCAATTGCATCGACGCCGTAAGTGGTTTCCGGCGCAAAGCCGATAATTTTCTTTTTGTCTCTACGCGCCATAATCAGGCCCCATAATTGAGTTGGTCCTCGGTATATTCAGTCACAAAATTGTCCAGCCAGCTGGCCCTGCCGCTATCGATGGTGAACAGCCGCCCGCTGCCCAACCAGAAAGGCTCAAAATCACCGGAACCCGACCAGCCAAACAGGCGCTTGCGCAGCTCTTTGCGCAGAGGCTGAAAATCAATTTGCTTTCCGTTGCGGGAGGCATCCACAATCACTACGCCCACTGTGGCGGTAATGGCCTGCAGGTAGGCCCCGCTGCCCCGCACATCCGGTTTCGGGTTCTCTCCGACCAGGAACACATAGAGCGCTGGCGTTCTGTTGGTGCTGGCACTTTTACTATTGAGCTGGCTCAGGGCATCAATTTCGCTGACATCTTTCCATGGCGGGTTACCCGCTTTGAGCCGGGCTACCGTCAGGGCGATAAGATCATCCATCAGATAAACCCCTTGCCGCTGCGATTACCACCCGACGGGCGACCAAACACACTGCCCGCGCTGGTCATCACGGCGGTATTACTGGTTTCCGGGCGGGCGTTGTTCCTGTCCAGGCCGAGCTGCAATACCCCGCGTCCGACCTTTTCCAGATAGCTGATCGCCTCGGTATAACGTTTGGCCGCCTGATGCTCTTCGCCCAGTTGCTCGTCATACAGGTAATAACGCGCCAAATCGCAGGCAGTGCGGGTCAGCACCCGTGGGACCACAGCCAGCGGCAGGTCGTAACGCCCGCCCAGATAGCCGTCGATTGTGGCACCGGCATCATCCATGGCCTGGTTCAGCACGTTATCGACAATGCCACTGACACCAGCGCTGCCGTCACGGTCGGTTAACTCGGAAAGCTCTTCGATACCAAAACGGGACACCATGTCGTCGCGGGTGCAATACATATCAGCTCCTTGGTTTTTGGCTTATTTCTCACTGGCTTTCTGGCTTATACCGTCAGATACACATCCTTGAACCACTGGCCCTGACGGATTGTCTGGTGTATCTGTTTCGGCAGCCTGGTTTTCCTGCTGGCATAGCGCCAGGCACGGGTCTGCTTCCAGCATGGCCAGCTGTGAACGGGTAACGGTGCCAGCTTGCAGGGTATTGATACCTGTTTTAAACGCCAGGCCCGCACGGCGATAACCGTCATGCGCCAGACATTTGATAACCACAGGCCGATTGATGAGAGACGCTTTATCCATAGCATGAAGATCTCCGAACTTGTTTGATTTCCGGGTTGAAGGTTCCTATGCCAGCCAAGGCACCACGGTCAGCTCGACCGCTTTGTAATTGGTATTGGATTCACCCTGCGCTTTGTTTTCAGCTTCCAGCACTTTTTTGGCGGCACTGCGATTGGACGGGCCACAGACCAGCACACTCGGCATGATGCCCAACGGGCGGCCTTCGTCCGACTTAAGGGACATCATGGCTTCGATTGCGGCATCAAAATTGGCATCGGTCAGCTCGGCCTTAGAGGCATAAGCCTGCTGCCAGAACGCCAGCCCCCAGTTGCCACGACCATCGACGCCATAAAGGTATTCATCCGCCATGAAGACATGATCCGACTGACCAGCATCGGTTTTGGCATTGAGGCGGTAGTCTTTACGCTTCTGGTAAATAAACGGCTTGAGCGGTCGGCGGGTGTCGAGCAGGAACCAGGGCGCGCCTTTGCCGTCTTGCATGTTGGAGACCGATTTTTCCTTTGCGGTATCCGGGTCTGTCACCCGGTGGTCGGTGTCGAAAAAGTTCTGGCCGTCGTAGCATTTGGTAGCAAAGCCTGCCGCCATCAGGGCGAACATCATTTCATCGGGATGGGAGGCACTGGCGTAGCCCATTTCCTGATACAAAGGCATATAGACGCCGTAGGCATCGTCTTCAATGGCTTCTGCCGGAATGGCCACCGTGCTTTCGAACTTTTTGTTTTTCAGGGTGTAGTCGTGGCTGGCCAGCTTCCTGACCTGGCGAGCCCCTATCCATTCGCGCAGCTTGGGGAACTGCCCCAGCCAGGCATAGGTTTCAGCCGAAGTGGTGGACGGCACCATGGTCGCGAACTTCGGCCACAGTGCGGTATAGGTGCCGCTGCCGGTATTAAACGCGGTTTTAACAGCGGTATATAACGCGCTGAGGTTCTTTTGATTGATATCCATGTGTAAATTGCTCCAGGCTAATTGGCTTTGCGTAACAGGCGCGGATTAAATCCCAAGGCTGACCCACACGCCGTCGTCATCGACCTGAGTGATCACCCCGGCCTTCGGTCGCTTGCTGGTGTTGCTGTCTGCCGACAGGGTGTGCTCGTCGGCAAAGAAGGCCGTTTCGCCGACATCTGCCAGGGTGATATCTCCGGCATTGAGGAACTTGCGCTCACCGACCTCCACCGCTACCCGTTCGGTGCTGTCAGCCCCCTGGCAGTTATCGACTCCCAGCCGCGATACCCCGGCACACACGGCAGAGTCATCGGCCGCTGCGAACGGAACAGCCAGCCCGGCAACCAAAAAGATAACGGCATTTCCGGCGAGGTATTCACCGCCCTTAACCGGATAGGCCCGCAGGCCGTCGGCACGTTTGGCTAAGCTCATTCGGCATTCTCCTGTTTGGCTTTGAGGAAGGCGTCTTTATCGAGGTCGCAGGCACGCAGCACCGCCAGCTCTTCCTCTGTAAGGGATTCTTTGCCGGGATCTCCGGCTGGCGGTGGATTGGTGGTGGTTTGCTGAGCGGTAAGGGCCGCTATCGCCGGGCGTTTATCCAGCATTGCACTCAGGGCTGCCACTCCCTGTTGCTGGCCGAACTGCTTGAGATAGCCGGTTTCGGCTTCAACGATTTGGCCTTTGCGTTTGGCGGCATCAATCACGGAATCGATACTGGTAGCATCAGTTCCTGCTTTCAGAGCGGCCAGCTCACCCAATACTCCGTTATAGGCTTCTACCGGGACGAATTTGCTGAGGTTGGTGCCCTGCTCTACCTGCGCCGTTAATGTGGCGACCTGAGTTTTCAGATCATCACTTTCACCGGCTTTGGTTTTCAGGGCATCAAGCGCGGTTAGTGCCGCCTGCCCCTGCTCGGGAGTGAGCGCATCGCTGACTTCAATACCCAGGCGGGCAAGCAGCTGTTTGAGGATTTCATCCACTTTTGTGTCCTCCATTTGGCCATAGAGGCTGATTTCTGAGCCTGCCTGGCCGTTGTGGTTGTTGAACCTGAGGGAGAAGTCCGCCGTTTTTTCGGCATACAGCGCGGCCAGCGATTCCATGCCGACCACACCGGGATCGTTGGTAATCGCGGCCATGCGCAGCATTAGCGGGCGGCCTTGTTTGTCGTAAGGGAAAACAGCAGAAAGGAACGCATACTCGTCGTTGTCGATATGCGTTTGGGCGGCCTTGGTCCAGCCCGGTTTGATGTACAGGCCCTGACCTTCGCGCCACTCAATATCGGAATCACTGGTAAGCCAGCCTGCGGCCGGTGCGGGTTTGCCGTTTTCTGCAGCGTGCAGAGTTTGGTGCTCGTAGTCGATGAGCACTTTAGGAGCAGCCGCTTTGGTGGCCGCTATCATTTGTGCAGCGATGCTGGCATCCAAATGCCAGTGGCCGTCTTCAGTATCGAAGGGGCGACCGTCGCGGGCTTTGAACTTACCGGCAGGCAGCAACTGAACCCAGCCATCGTCGGGCTGATTCAGGTCGGCGACCAGAACGGCAAGGTTACTGGCTAAGTTAGCAGTTAAGACTGCCTGAGCGATTTGAGTGAGGTTTGATGTTTTCATAGCGCCATGATGGCGCTATGAGTGAGTTAGGTGGTGAGGAAGGAGTTCGGGATTATCATTAAATAAACTATCTGAATAGTTTTAGCGCGTGATCATTTAATCAACTTAGTAGTAAAGTATCATATTAATTTTCTGACCTAGAATAACTAACACAAGCCATTATTGCTTCAAGTGTATAACGATGATAGAACTTCTCAAATCCATAAAAAAACACAGATGCAATAATAGCAAATGAAACTGTATACCAGTAGTTCCAATCACTCTGGTTCAGATGTGTTAAACTAGCCCAAAAAATAAGCACGAAAACAAAGCAGACATTTCTAGAAAAACCATAAAGCGCCACATAATTTGCCATTTTAGGTATGTGGTTTTCACTGTTTTCTTGTGCTGAATGATAAATAAACCTAAACAAATCACCTTCTACATACCCAATATTTACTGCTTTGTTATTTATTTCGATGTTTGAGCTGTTAAAAAAATCATCAATTTTATACAGCAAGGCAATTCTTAAAGGCTTTGGCAATTTAGATGGCCTAATGCCTAGCAATCTATTCAGAATACGTTCCACAGCAACAACAGGAAATAAAACCACCCCCATAAACAAGTGATTGAATATCTTTCTAGCCATCCCCTTCTTTGTTAAACAGCCATTTCTCACATCAGTATAAAGCTTTACGAAATATTTTCTTACAGAAAGAGAAAGGATTGCATCAACATTAGAGAATAAGTATTTAGATGGCCAACCATAAGTTTCCGTCAAATATTTTTCGACGAATGATGATGACAACAAACTTATCAAGTGACCAATAATATAAAAAACAACAATCAGACCAACGAGAATTGAAGAACCTGCAAATATCCCTCCTTCGACCTTATGAGAAACTTCATTAATTACATTGAAAAAATGTGGTGTAAACATCAAAGACATTATGACAGTAAAAACACCACCAGGAATTAAATACCCAAGGAAGTCATAAAATGAAAATGGATTTTGTTTCATACTTAACCTTTAAACACATACGTTATGTATAGCTTAAAAAGAATCGAACCATACTTGATCTTAACAGCAAAAACACAAGGTAATTGTCAACCACGCATTAGTCTTCAATTACCTTTAAAATATAAGCATCGTTGTTTGTCAATTAATACTTACTCTTTTATTAGACTTTCCCAGTTACTCTCTTCATCATCCTCAACCACAATGTTTACATGGCAGTATACCTTACCATTAGATGAACGTAGATAACTGAACAGTTTGGATTTAACCTTACCAGAAAAAGATTCACGCCCATCAATATCTAGGGAATTATCGATATGAACAAAATCGCCCACATTAGGTAAGACAACAACACCGGACTTATCGTCTAATTTAATACCGACCACTTCACCACTATCAATTGGACGAGTACGGCCTCTAGGAAGATATTGATAGTCAATTGAGTATTCCATATTTACCTTCTTTAGTTTTACCCTTTCGAGGGGACACCCTATACAACTCTTATGTATAAATGTTCAAAGATGTATCCCTAGACCATCGGTTAGTAACCCACAAAAATAGTCAGCTGGCGTAGCGTCTAAATTAAGTAAGATGAGATTCAATCATCTGATTCGTGTACAACTTGGTATTTAACACCCAAATCATCACACTTAGTTTGGAATACGATGCTGTCACCATGAGCATGAAATTCATATGTTTTCACTTCACAAGTCGAAGCCTGGACGTCTTCAATTATTTGGCGAAGCTCTTTCCACATCCATCCTTCCGGCACATCAACAACCTTAATTTGTATTGCAACCTTAGACATAAAATTACGCCTTCCTCACATTAGTTTTTTAATTATCAAGTTAATTTACTTCCTATCTTGTAAAAGCAAGTTAACTTGAGATCTCTACCGATAAAGCAACCATTGAATAATCATCAACAGGCCCATTTCTCTCAATCCTTTTCTTCAAACTTGAAGAAAAATTTGAAACGCTCTTCATTGTATTCTGTGAAAATCTTGCTCTTTTTTCCCATAACTGGTGTGCACCATCAGACATAGCAAATAAAGCAATGCAACCATTCTCTATTGGTAGTTCATCTATAGGGATGAATGATTTTTCAAAATGCATGTCAACTTGACGAGCAATTGCGGTAGTTAAAGTTCTTCTTGCCTTCTCACTTACATTCCTTAACTGCCTTTTTGTATAAATCCCCGCATCTACAGCTTGTTGATATTGAGAATGGTCTTTTGTTAACTGTTGTAACTTACTATTATTTCTCACGTAGAGTCGGCAATCACCAATATGCCCAATAAGCAAACCTTCTTCATTTAAGTAACCGAATGAAAGTGTCGTTGCGGCTTGAAACAAGCTATCATTATTTCTTGCTAAAGAGATAACCTTATCTCTTACATCTAAGAATACTGTTTCAACATTGGTGATATAGTTGCTTTCAGTTACAGTTTCAAGATGTTTGACAGCGCATTTTGATGCCAACTCTGCTCCTGAATAAGAACCAACGCCATCAGCAACAGCAAACAAAACACCACTGCCAAGTTTCTTTGGCATTAAGATGCTATCTTCATTTATTCTATGATCGCTTTTAGGAAAGCAAAAAGATGCTGTTTCTATTATTTTTAACATAACATCCATATCTCACTTATGCTGCAGTACATAGCAGAGCTTTATTCAGTTCTAGCTTTAAATCTGTAACACTTCTATATCGTTGGCTTTTCTCCATTAAGAGGCATCGGGAAATTACTTTCTCTACCTCTGTATTATTGAAACCAATATCTTTTATTATTTTCCCTATAGAATAGATATCGGACTGAATTGAGTATTCACCAAATAACTGAGCTTCAGGTGCCATGTAAGGCCTAGATCCCATACAGGTTCCGATTGCCGTTAGAACTGTTGAGTCGGCATCCGGTTTAGTATCCTTAACCAACCCAAAATCTGACACCTTATAGCAAAGTTCCTTCGTTTTGCTTTTTTGGTCACAAGTTTCAGAATATCTGAGTATATTTTGAGGCTTTAGATCCCTATGCAGATAGCCCTTTTCATGAACAGCTTCAACACCATTTAATATATCGTTTATGCACTTAATCTTATCTTCAGCAAACAATAAACCAGCTTCAAGGTCACTATCCAAGTCCCCTTCAGCAAGACTCATCACAAAATATGGGTGGGTCACTCGATCATCAAATAAGTAAATGGGTACGATATTTTTACTAAATAAATTAGCTTGATATAGAATTTCCCGCTTAAATCGGCGTTTCAGCTCTTCTTCCGTTACTTTTTCAAGAATATCCGGTTCTGGATTAAAGACCTTCCTTGCATACTCTCCACATAAGTGCTTATTTGAGTTGTAAAGGCGCATTTTCTCCACATAACCAAATGCACCTTTTCCAATTTTACACAAAGGCTCAATAAAATAATTGCCACATTTTTCCATCTATGAGTTACCATTTTTGTGTTTTCTATCAGAGACTTAGTTCTAAATTGTCAAGCTTACTTTGTATTCGTCAGAATACCATACACATACCATATAGGCATAAGGTTGAAATGAAATTAATTGCATTAAATTTAATTGATCCTTGATATCGATTAAGGAACAAGCACCTATTTGCTGTTATGGCTTTGGTGTTCAAGGGAGAGAGGTTTGGTTACGGTGGTTACAACCCCCTCCGGCTCCCCCTTTGATTGGCTCTTAGCGATCTTTGGGCTGTGGGGGTTAATGGGGAGAGGTTTGTGTGCTCTGGAATCTTATTTATCATCTACTAAGTGAATGTGTGATACGCACATCACATTTGGTGCAAATCTGATGTGGTTAAAAGAGCATGATTTTGTTGAATAGTGATAAAAGCCCCAGCTAATACCTAAACCGATACATTATTAAAAGGATTATTATGGATATTTCATTGGTTGAAAAATCACTCGATGACTTGGGAATTGAATTTACTAGGACTGGCGAAGTTCTTAACGTTAAGCTTGAGAATAAAGGTGAGGATTCGGAGTAATGTGGTAGAGAACTTTCTAGCTTTCGCCTCATCCCCTACATAATCTCACGGCCCGTTTAAATCCATTTAAGAGCGTTTAACTCCCTTTTAGCAAAGCCGTTGCACCTTAGCTGCCGTTAACAGCTCAAAATGGATTACAGGCACTTTATGCCTGTTGCAGGAAATCACCTAAAATCTGGTAAATCTCTTCAAGATCATCATTTGAGACACCTAACCAAGGGCGAGCAGGTACGGCTACGTTTGGCGGGCGCATTTCAGTAGAGCCGCCAAAGTGGTGAATGGCTCCATACTCGTAGTTGGTGCCGAACTCGAAAAGCTGAGGTTGTGCCAGGTAATTCAGTTCTCGGCCTAAATGGTGATTCAGCACCAAGATGATGTCCTGGTTCTTTTTCTTTCTTTGTTTATAGCCTTCACTCAATGGTGCCCAGGGCGTGCCATCCGGTGAGATTTGTTTTTCCCAGCGATCGCTATGGCTGATAAGCAGCATTTCACCAATATCCTGAAAGGCGGGCTGCAGGTTCGTCCCCTTCTGAATCAGCTGATTGATCTGTTTTTGGATTTGTACCTGGCCTTCAAAAGTAACGGTATAACGGGCTCCAGCCATTACAACAGCCCTTCTTCACGGGCTTGATTGAGCAATTCCTCATCGGCGTCTGCCAGCACAGCCTCCCAAAGCTCCCCAATCCGGTCAGCCTCTTCTCCCCTTGCCTGCTTTTCCAGCCTGTCAAGCTGGCGCAAGGATTCTATGGTTAACGGGTGTTTAAACAGCATTTGAGCTTGCTCAATCAGTGACATTTCATATCCCTTCGTCTTATTACTTAACTTTATTTGCTATTTTTTATTGTCAATAAATATTTTTTACTTTTTTTTCAAATTTCTCGTTTCACCTCAAATCAGCAAATATTACCCACATATTGGACAATATAAGCTTCAAATCAATATATAAGAAAAATCTAATAAAACATAACTAATCACTCTACTCTCGACACACTATTGAATTATTACCTTTCATCTGCAAAATGATAAAACAGAAATCAAACAATGGTGATGAACATGCACGTTCTTTTAAATAAACTCGAAGCCATTAATCACTTCGAAAACACTTCATTCTTAAAGCGCCAAACTAAAAATATGAATTTTGTAAATCTTAGTAACGACGCACTGTTCATAAAAATGCCTGATGCTTTATTTAACTGTGATTATCGCCTAGGGTTCATGAATTTAAAAAATGGTGATATTTACCACTTAAACAAAAAAAGTGGACAGGCCTCATATGGAAAAAAATCGACAGAACAAGCGAAAGCTTTCATCAGTAATTATAAACTCTTTGGTTTAGAATTCGCGCTATTAAAAGTTCAGTCTATCAGATTAAATACCCAGTCATTTATATAATCATTGATAACTGGGTACAATTCACCCAGTTTTTTAGAAGCCAACAACCATGCAGCAAAATGTTCTGCAAACCATTCGCTGTCGTTCGTCGCACCATAGCGAGTAAGAGACTGTTTACCTTTTACCTCTGGCGGAATAACCGGCTTCCCGGCTTTATAGTAAACCTGATGCCCCATTTCATGAGCCCAGGTCGTCACAACTCTGGCAGATGAATTTAAATGAGATTCAGCCGCTGCAGAGAATGACCAGTAACGGGCATCGGTTCCCCCTTTCCGTATAGCCCTAACAATAGCTTGTTGCAATTGCCGAGCATCTACTTTCGTAAACCGGTCACTGGCTTTGGCCTTCACCACAACAAGATTCCAGCTACCGGCAGTAAAACCATTGGTACGAGTTACTCGGCGGGTTGTAAAGTTCCAGAGAGGATTCGGTTTACCCGACTGCAAATAAGCCTCAACATCTTCAGCTATTGCCCGTGCTTTCTTACCACCGCTCAGTTCTCCGGCTTTCAGAAACAACGTTTTTATATCATGCGACTTTAAAGCTTTCTCGAAGGCTTTTACCTGGGGCGAATCCAACTCGGCCAGTAAGTTGCTCAGGCTTTCTGCTCCAACACCTTTTACCGTTGAAAATGCATGATCAACAATACGTGGAGCCAACCGTTCTGCCAGTGGCGTTTTTTTAGTGACAACAGCCTGAGTTTTTTCTGTCAACTCAGCACTACTTTTCGGAGTGTAATCAAAACCGGGATCTATTCCTTTCGGGATCTGATGTACTTCACCGGTTACCTTATCGATCCACTCATAGGTAGTAACTCTAGGCGCAGCGGTTACTTTCAGCCCCAAACGTTTTAAATCACGCTCGCTGGCTGTCAGCTTTTTACACTTGCAACCGTAGCCGTTTATCGGGGTGTGAGTATCCCACCAGGGATCATCCAACGGAATAACCAGGTTGTTCCATGATAAATGGTCATGACGTGGATGCTCTGCCCCGGAGTGTTTATAAATGCCATAAGGACGACGATTTTTTACCTGCTGTATTTGTTGCTCGCGGCCCGCTGTGTATGACTGACGAATGTTGGTTTCGTAAATCACCTGTGCGCGCCAACTGGCAGACCCGCTTTTACCCGAGGCATAAGGCTCCCAACCATGCCTGGCTACAATGTCGTTAAACTGCTGTTTAAACCAGTTCAGCGACTTTCCTTCGGCTATCGCTTTATCAATCGCCAAACGAAAATCAGCCAGTAAATCATCTTTGGTGGCTCCGGCAACCATAAAGCCCCGGTCGTGGGCATTCTTCCAAAGATCAGCCCAACGTTCCGTCGGTACATTGGCCTTTTGACGAAAGTAGGCAATCTGCTCATTAAACGGCAAGCTCCCATACTGAACCGGCATTACTTACCATCCTTAACATCGTTAATACCGGCCAGCTCTGCCGCCGCCATCGCCTGGGCCATGACTTCGCCCAACTCTTCAGTGCTGATCACTCCCTGCAATGACAGGATATCCTCACGCAATTGGGTCAGTGACTCAGCGCCCTCAACCAGTTCCCGCACTGGCTCTATCATATTGGCCAGCAAGCCCCCAGCATCCTGCTGAAGCCGCTCTGTTTGCAGGTCGGCGACATCCTTTTGGTTTGCGAGTGCTTTCAGCACTGCCAGCCCTTTCAGTTCGGCCTGTAATGTATCCGCCGGTTTTGTTGTCCCGAGTACAACCTCATCGTCCTGCGCCATCGGGATCTGCGTTTTCTCATGCGCCCATGCAAGTGGGATTCTCATGCCCATGTTGACCAAACCGGGCAAAGCTTTGGACAGGCGCTCTATGTCTTCGGCTTCGGTCAGTTCGAACTCGAAGCGAGGTATGCGGTGGCGGGTTCGGTAGCTTTTGCCATTAAGGGCATACAGAGGGAAAACCAGATCGCGGGTTAAGGTGGCGGCGATGCGCTTGAGGTCGAAATCGCGGATTTCTTCACGCACTTCGTTATGAACGTTACCCAGTGCGTTGGTGCTGGTTTTGCCATCGGCCTGGCTGGTTAGGGTGCCACCGAGAATGGCTTTGGACTGGGATTTTTCACACCAGGCCACCATGGCCATAAACGGATCGCTGGCTCCGTCGGCGGCATTTTGAAAATCGATATCCATGCCTTTGGGGATGATGCCCCCGGCATTGTGGCCAATGGACATCACCGCCCGAAGCAAAGTGGTTTTCTCGCGTTCGGTGGCCCCTTCTGGGTATTTGCCGAGCCGGATCGGCAGACCGTAAATCTCCAAAAACTCAGCAAGATCACGGATGCTGTAGTTTTTAAACAGGAACGGCCAGGCAAGAACGCGCACCAGCCCCCGGCGGGTTAAGTAACCGGATTTGGCTTTAGCGGTATGCGATATCCAACCGAACGGGTTTAACGCGGCTCCTTCATGGCTGCCGTCTCGCAGGCGCAGCTGGTTACGGTTATCCGGATGGGTCTGGAACCAGGACGGATCGCGGTGGTCGTAGCCTGTTACCAACTGGATGCCTTCGACCACTTCCCAGCGCAGTTCGAGGTTAGCAAAGGTTTTTAACGTGGCGTCGGCCATATCGAAAAACGCATCTTCCAGCCAGGTGGCGTCTTCAAACAGTTCCTGCAGCAGATCGGCATCGTATTGCTCTTCTTTACTTGGGTTACGCGGTGGACGAATATTCCATTCCACGTTAAGCAGTGCCATTTTTCGTTTGCTCAGCTCGCTCTGAATATGGGCGTCTTTTTCTTCCATGTCTTCGGCCAGCTCACACTGGGCGATTAAGTCCCCTTCTTCGGCCCGTTTCATCAGGCTGGCCAGCTTTAATGGCGTTAGCCCTGCCGAGGGATGTGCGGCATAGTGCCGTTTAAGGTTGAGCAGACGGGCATCGGATTCGGTTTGCGGTTGTTCGAGGTCGGCTTTTTCTATCGGTCGGCCCCAGATATCTTGAATGATTGATTGCGCCATCAATTGTTTTCCTTATTCAGTAGCAGCCCTGATCAAAAGCGTGATAGCTGACATAGCGATCGTCGTCTTCGCTGATTTCGTCCCTGGTCGGCAGCGGGGTGAACTCAATGGCGGCTCCGTCCATCCAACTGGCACGGACTGCCATCGCAAGCGCAACGGCAAAGTCGCCATGTCGCTGTTTGCCGTCCTGCCCTTTGGTGGAGCCTTTGTCAATTTTCGGGACGCCGTTGATTACCTGGATATGGCAGAGGTCATCTTTGATGTCTTCATGACGGGGAATGTCGAGGTTGAGATCTTCAAACTCGGCTTTGAGCTTGGGCATCCACTCGCGATACCAGGGATCGTTTAGCGACACCTGATCGACCATTTCAGTGCCGTATTTCAGGGCAGCAGATTCGGCAAGGTAGCCGCCGTTCCCGGTGGCATCGAAGGCCATGCCGCGCTTACGGGGCAAGGCTTCGAGCAGGTAGTGAAGAATGAAGCGCTGGGCGTCGTAGGTCATGTTGCGCAGCTCAACCACGAACGGGACATACTTGCTCAGATCTTTACGGATACCGAGCGGCACGAATACCGACAGGTCTCCTTTGCGAGCGAAGTCTTCACCGAAGGCGTGAGAATGGCCGACGTTGAGCCTATACAGCTCGGGGGTTAATACCCGCTTGCACCAGTCTTCAACAAAGGCTTTGCGCTGACCGTCGCTCCATTCCATAAAGCCTTTGGGGGCTTCGATAGTCAGAATGGGAATGCCCTGCTTCATGGCTGCATCTATCAGCACCAGCGGGACATACTGACCGCTGGAGGCTTTGGGGACACAGTAATACTCTTCCAGGGCATCTTCTTCGGTGGCGGTATCTTTGAGCAGGTTGGCTTTCCACTCGTTCTCTTTTTCCTGTGTCCACTCGACTTTCTGCACCTGGCAAATTCGTTTGTAGAGCCCTTCGGCGCAGGCATCATCCAGGGTGATGGTGTGGATACTGTAGCGTTTTTTTCCTGCCCGGCTGTCTTGAATGAGCTGGTTAAACAGGTTATTCACGCCGTTATGGGTGCTGATTAAACGCACTTTTGCGCCCCACATGGTGAGCGCCAGTGCGGCTTTGAGTACTTCGGCCAGGCGGTCGTGAAAAGCGGCTTCGTCGATGATGACGGTGCCCTGCATCCCCCGCAGGTTAGACGGGTTGGAACTGAGCGCCTGCACCTTGTAGCCGGAATCGAAATACACGACAAAGGTCAGGATGTCTTTGTCTTCATCGGTGAACAGTTCTTCCTGCACTTCAGAAGCGGCTTTATTGAAAGCTCTGGCCCACAGAGCAACGGCATCAATAAACTCCCGCGCCATTTCTTTATTGGAGCCGACATAAAAGATATTGCTGCCACCCTCGCCTTTGGCGGTGCCTGCCGTCAGGGCGGAGTCTGCCGCTTCAGCGAAAGTCAGCCCGGTACGGCGGGACTTTTCGGCAATTTTGAGGATGGACTTGTCTTTGATCCACCGGCGCTGATAGCCGAGCAGCAGTTCATTGGGGTCAAAGTCTTCTAATACTGCCTGAGTGACATGATTCAGCTCGGGGCGTTCAACCTGGTTCATCAGGCTATCCCTAATATTTCTTTTTTGATGTTGGAGACGGTTTCTGACGTTAATCCGGCTTTTTTGGCAACGGATTCAGCAGCAGCGGCGGCTTCATCGGCAAACGCTTTGCGGATTTCTTTTTCGCGCTTGTGGCTCTGCATGGCGGCACTTTCCAGGCGCTGGGCAGCGAGCATGGCATCTTTGATCATGCCGATATTGACTTCGGCTTCCGGATCTTCACTGGCCTGCATCATGGCTTTAAACAGCTGAGTGCGGCCTATTTCAAGGATTAAACGCGACACTTCGCCGGTTGGCTTGTCGCCGAGCTGGCCGACCAGCGCCTGTGAGACTTCCCTGACATCACGCAGGTCTTTGCCGATGGCTTCCATACGGGTGGCGTAACGATTGAGGCCGCTGCGAGAGGGTTTGATAATGTCGGGCAGGCCCTGCTGGTCGATATAGTCATGGATTGCTTCGAGCACGTCCTGCTGGGAGTTGCGACCATCGCGCAGCAGCTCATCCAGCAGCTTTTTGACATCCGGCGGCAACAAGTCGATTTTGCTGCGACGGCCCCGTGTCGGCTTTTCTGATATTTCTGCCATGCTCACTCTCCGGGACGGGGCTTTTTGATGCCAGATACTGTGGCCCTCCCAGCGGCGACATCTTCACCGCGCCCGGTTAAGGTGGCGATGTAAGTTGAACCCAGTTTTTCCAGCGAGACCAGATCCAGCTCTGCCAGCCATTCCAACTGGGCACGCAATGCGTCGCGGCTGATGTCGAGGCCATAGCGGTCGAGCCCGTCCTGGATAATGGATTCATTAAGGTCGTAACCCGGCACTTCAGAGAGCAGGCGCAAGATCACCAGTCGCTGATGAGCCCGGAGGATTTCAGATAACGCCATTACTTTTGCTCCTGTCTTAATTCGTTTTCGAACAGCATGCTGAGGCGGTTTTCGATACCTTTTAACGAGTTCATGATGGCTTCGTTCTGAGTGGCCACCTGCACCATGCGTTTGTCCATTTCGTGCCAGTCGTCTGATGACGGCAGCGAGGCAAAGGCTTTTTCCATTTCGGCGACCCGTTCTTCGAGCTTGCGGTGTTCGGCTTTGGGCACAAACCGGTTCGACAGCCAGGCAAAGGTGCCGATACCGGCCAGCGACCCTATCCCGGCCACCAGCGGCCAGTAGTTCCTGATGAGTTCACCCACGGTTTCCATGTTTTTCTCTTTTGGTTTCGCACGGGACACAGCGCACCGCGTCGGGTGTTTTTTCCAGCCGTCGCGGGTCGATAAGCTGGCCGCAGCCGAGGCAGTAACGCCCGCTTTCATCTTCATCCGGCGTTTCGGGCGGTTTGCGGTGCCGCCGGATACAATCGGCGATATAGGCATCTGTTTCGACGGCAGCACGGTCGATGAGATCGGTCATGATGCGATTCCCAGCTGTTTTTCTTTGTAGCGTGCGCCCATGTAGGTCATGGCCAGGCCAATAAGAAAGCCTGCGATGACCATATCGGGCATGGGGTTGCTGATAACGTAATAACTGGCGGCAAAGGTGCTGATGAGCGCCTGCAGCGGACGGGTTAGCGCCACAAAGCCGTTATTGGATTTGTCACCCTCGCGGATGGTCTGCTGGCCTGACTCAAACAGGGCTTGTTCATGTTCCAGTTGGCGGGCCTCGCGCTCGGCTTCGATTTGGGCCAGTTCGATCTGGATTTTTTCCAGTTGTTTCAGCTCTTGCGGCGGCAGTGACTTCACCAGTTGCTCGACTTTGAGCTGCCGGGCTTCCGGCGATGACAGCGAGGTACTAACCTGCTCTACGGCATCGGCAACTTTGACGGCGGTTTGGCTGCTCTTTTCACCGAACAGGCCGCCAACGGTTTTGATTAATGTCGGCCCGGCTTTAAGCAGTGATGAGGCCAGGCTGATGATGGTGATCGGGTCCATTTACTTTCCTTAGTGTTGGATGATTTCCAGTTGCCATTCCTTGCCCCCGAGCCTTGTCATCAGGCCGTTGAAGGCTTGTTCTGAATTGATAACGGCCCACTCGTCGCTGATGATGCCAAAGTGTGTGCCGGGAGCCATGCAGCCGCGCAGTTCACTGGCACGGTTGGCTTTGTGGATTAAGCAATGGGTTCGGGTGCTTGGCCCTGAACGGGTAACACCAAGGTTTGGCGATTCAAGGGCATAACAGGTGCCGAACTTGGGGCTTTGATGCGGGATGAGCTTGTATGTACCCGGCGGAATGCAGGAAACATTAGGCTGGTTGTTCTGCCAGGGGCATTCCACCATGCAGCAGATCTGCTGGCCGTTTTGGGTATGGAGGGTTGAGTAGGTGCCGTGATCAAAATGGCGGCGTTTGAGCGTGAGTGTTTTCATGGGTCATCCCTGTAAAAAGCGTGTTTACAGGGATGGTATTTGAGGTGCTTTGTTTACTGGGAAGGAAGGGATTCGGGATTAGTCGTCGAATGTTGCCGCCAATTCAATCCAATCTTGATATTGGGATAGCGTAGGCTTCAAGGCAGCTATTTCATAATGCACTATCTGTGTTGAATCAGTGGACTGCTGTCTATGTCGTCTGCCAGCGATTTCATCATAATAATATTGAGCTGTAAGATTATTCTTAAAAATTTCCATCTGATACTGCAAAATGGAATCAAAGCGAAATGGATAAAAACCATCATTAAAATTCAAACCGTAACCAACAGAGCCTTGATGAACCAACCCTTTCGAGAAATGTTGATGTGGAGTCAAACCAATTTCAACTTCAATATTAATGTTTGTATCATCAATATAATGTCGAATCGTCTCCATAGCTGCAACATTACTAGATGGCCCTTTAGTTAGCCTATTGCCAAAGTAGCAATTATAGAAATCATGATACCTGTCATGTATAACTAAAAAGGATGCAAGATGATACAAATTAACTCTAGTTTCACCTAGATTTCTAATGATTACGTTTATTTTATCAATTAACTGCTCGACTTCTCTTAGAGGTAAGCTAAAAGCATCAGCCGTATTGGCCAAAATCTCAACATAGCGATGTAACCCCTCTGAAATATCAGGCCAAATTAAAGGAGTTAGTTCTTCGTGATTTAGGTTTAACTGTAGAACCTTCTGAGTAATAAACTTTTTCCGTGAAACTTCTTTTAGAGTGCAACGGCGACGGAAAAAACGACCAAGATAAGTTGCAGCGTTGAAATCAGTTCCGTAAACAGCCTTCACTGCATGTTGTAATTGCTCCGTATCCGTCGCAACAACAAACACAACATTTTTCATATCAAAAAAATGTTTGATGACTTCAAGCATTTCCACTGCATATGTCGGTCTACAACGATCAAGCTCATCAATGAATATAAATGCAGGATTCTGTTTACCGGAACAATCAACGACATCTTCAATAAAAGCCGAAATGGCTTTCTTAAAATCATCTATCGATTTTAGTTTGGCCTCATGATCTTTTATAGCAGCCCCGATCAATTTTCCTGCAGCATCTGCAAAATCCTTTGAGTCAAAAAGATCTTCCTCATCACTACCTTCGATTACCTTTTCGACATCAACACCACTAATTTTCTTTACTATAGCTTTTGTTACTTCTGGCGTTACTTGTTTGCAAAAGCCCCATAACTTGTTGCTTATATTTCGAACTAGCTGCTCACCTTTCTCCTGAGATAAATCTCGAAGCTGTGTGATTATTGATGTCACAACCGCCATCATTGGATCATTTGAGAAATCTTGTTTCCAGGCATCGATATAGACAACAGGATAATGATCTTCTAAATCAGCTTTCCAACGATTTAAGAAATACGTTTTACCCGTTCCCCAACTTGCATTGAGGTTTAACACGTAACCATTAACCTTACCAACTTCAACCAAGTAGTTAGTTAGAAAAGTAGCGTATTTGGCCCTGTCTAACTGATCAGCAGGAAATGTTTTAACCTTCTTTTTATCTTCAGACTCCTGATGATAAGGTGTTGACCAATCAAACTCATTTTCTAATGCAGCCATGCATATTCCCTCAAAACATAAACCAGCTGCATATTACGCCTTTTTGCTTTTTAAAAACAGAGGGTTAAATATGACTAAAATAAGCTTCTTTGCCTGCGCTGCATTTCAGCCTGGCGCTGTTCTTTTACTACCTGAGTTATCTGACGTTCGGTAAGCTGATAGCGTGCTGCCAGTTGCTCAATGTTGCGGCCATTGAATTCACGCCAGATGGCAATATTGCGCAGAGCTAATTTGAGTTTGTTACCGGTTGGGATGTAGATGTCGCGGCCACCGAAGTAATAGCCAAGGGCAATAGTCAGTTTATCGGCCAAGTGAGGGTTGTTGATGTTAGCGCGCTTTAACTCGCAGTTAAGCACTTCGCTGAGGGACTGGAGGGTTGAAGGCCAGCGTTGGCGAACGTTGTCATCGGCAATGTCGTCAACGCTGTTGATCAGCAATTCAAGTTCTGATGTATCTGTGTGGAAGATTTCCTGTTGCTGTTCCATGCCCTGCTCCCCTGATTTTGGTCAGTGGGATATTGGACTCAGTTAGGCGTGGAGAGTCAATTGAGGACTTCCTCTGAAAAGAAGAAGGTTATGCCCGACTACAGTTGAATTATCACTTATAAATAATTCTGATGCGCCGTAGCAATCCAATAAGTGTATTCGATAACATTAATTTTTACTATTAACTTAACCTAATGAAAAGCCCATGTAAAAATAGGCTATTGAGTCGATTGATACGACTTGTATAAATTGTATCAGCTGTAAACATGCCAGCACCTACACCAAAACTGCCAGATGTAGCATATCAACTTAATTAATTTAAAAACTTAACAACCATGCTATATAATCAGATGCTTTAATGAATCAGTTCCATCCTTCATTATGTTGATTTTAATTAAATTATTCTTCCTTGTGAAATATGAATTAAGTTGAAACCCATGAATAGGAGCACCAGCAAGGTCCTTTTTATAATAAACCACATTATCATACTTAACTTTAACAAACTTTAACTCATTACTTTCAAGTTGAACAGTTAAATTCAAGATCATTGATACATACTTACTATTTCGTTTTCTTAGCATTTTTAGTTCAATATACTCATCATTACTAAACCTTGCTTTATTAGTGTTTTCAACAACACTCAGGATATCATCAAGTTGATTATCTATACTCTTGGTTTTACTTGGTAACAAATGATAATAATCACCAACATTATAACTTTTAATACCAGTCACATTGATCATTTCTGATTCACCACCAGATAAATGCAACAGCTTCCAGCGACTATCTAACCGACTGAAGTTGCTGTAGTTTATATCCCTTGCATAATTAGAAAGCTCATCTAACCATTTTTTGCTTTCCAAGAGTTCTGATATTCGTTCGTTATCGATTTCAATTGATATCCAAGCATCAATTATATCCAACTTCCTATTTCCAGTATTAGATATGACAAAATCAGAGCTTAGCTTATATTCACCAGGCAAATTATCACTTTGTATAGTCTTATTGCTAAAAATGGATAGTTCATAGTTATCTCTATGTTTGTCTATAAAGTCGACTGTGCTATAGACAAAAGATGTTAATGCCAAGACAAAGGATAATATGAGCAAAACACTTTCTATTTTATTCTTATTCATAACACCTCCATATTTAAAATGACATTATTATTAACTTAACTCATATACCGTCCTATACCAATTAAAGTAAAAACACTCCATTCTTTAATAACGCTGACATCAAGAATGGAGTGTTTATGCTTCCAGCTGCCTGCTAAGCCAGTGCTTTATTACACATCAGATAGATACCATTCAACTGATGAATTGGCTGGCATAATTACTGGACCATGAGTACCACCAAGGCTAACCCCACCTTTGGCTGTGTTCATATCGACATGCCAATATTTTCCTTCTGGTGGAGCAATTACACTGGTTCCTCCAGGTATCTCCGTTTCAAATGAGTTTGCCCCACCCAGTTTGAGGCTTACTTCTGGACCAGTATTTTTTACTTTAAGAACAAGAGCATCACTTCCTGAAGCATCTGTATTAAATTCATAAGTAATAGCCATGATTTCATCCTTTTTAAATAGTTTGGAGTATGCAGCCATTACAACTGGTTGCATATTAATTAAAGGTCACTTATTTGCTTTGTCAAAGCTATTACTCATCATTCAATTCATTATGTGATCTACCCACACTGTGTTTTTAAACATAACCCTTCAATCAGCCTGGTATGATTACCGTTTAATGGCCTCTATCTGCTTCTTTCGTTCGATCGCCAAACTCTCGCTTGTGCCATTTTTTGAGTGATTCAAGTACGACGCAAGCCTGCCTGCTATCCAACCACCCCACATGATCGACTCCTTTCTGGTTCCCGCGTTTCGTCATTCTTCGGACATAAGCGTCTAATGCTGTTTCACTGCCATCCCTGATGATCCCTTGCTGGTGCATGGTGATCCAAATTGCGCGGATTTTATCGATTTGCGCATGTTTGGCGTTGCCTGATTTAGGACTTAAACGGCGTTTAAACGTTGTTTTGCTATTGCTGCGTTTGCGCTTAAACCCCTGCCTTTCCATTACGGCCAGTACACTATCCAGCTGTTTGACTGTGAGCTGACTGCAGCTTGGCTTTCCGGTTGTGGCGGTGAGCAAAGCGCGGTAGGTATCATCATCCAGGCCGAGGTTGCGTTTGCCGATGTGGATTAACTGGATAAGGCGGTTTCGGTTGTTCATTGTGTTCTTTCCCTGAGTTTGTTTTATAAAAAAGGCTCTCAGTGCTGAACATGAGAGCCTGGTTTGTACCGGTTTTAGGTTATTCGCCCGGTGGCGGTACTTTGCCCATAACCCATAACAGGGCATCGCTGACACCATCGGCGTAGGTTTTCCCCCTGATTTCCGCTTTCATGTCTTCAAGCTGTTGGGCTTTGTCCAGTTCGTTCAGCACTGCCAGACGGCTATGAGGACTGACGAACGGCATCCTCAAATGGTTGTTTTTGTTCATACGGCCCTCTTACACCTTGCTGATATCCAGCGGGATTTGTTTGTATGCGCCGTTTTCCTGCCGCTCATAAAGGCGAAGGTATGCACTGGTGCCGATGACTTGGATGGAATCGGCCATGGCGTCGATGGCTGATGTCCACTCCGGATCGTCTTCGCTGATGCTGCGCAAGCCGAGCACCTGGTTAACGTCGATATGGCCCTGTTTGTTGACTCGGAATGCCCGTTCTACCAGGGCTTTGATGAGGTCGTCGGCCCCTTCTGAGCGGCGGTTGATGATTTCATCGAGCTTGGCTTTTCCGGCCTGCATCCGTTCGTCGAAGACGCGGTGCTCGCCTTTGGCTCTGACCAGCCGGTATTTGCCGTCGAAACTGGTGAGGGTGACATTGCCTTTTGCGCCACCGTATTTGACGTCGTACTGGTCGGCAGAGAGTTCCACAAAGTCGGCAACTTCGTTCATGGCTTGCAGCTTGAATGCGGCCAGGCGTTTTTGCTGTTGCTGGGCATCGGCAATCATTTTCCTGACCAGTTCATCGCGGATTAGGTCGATGGGTTTGATTCGGCTTTCAGGAACTAAATCGCCAAGGGCATTCATTCGGTAGCCCGCCGGTACTTCAACAACCGATTTTGTTTCTTGGGTGTTCATTGAATTTCCTTTTACTGCTTGTTGGTGATTCCGATTTGGTGACCGCGTAACAGCCGCTGATACGCTCTGGAGCAGGCGTCGTCTTCGGCATACATGGCTTCCTTTCGGCGAAGTCTGTTTTTTGAGAGCAGCCAGCTTGAGTTGCTGCAGTGCTGGCAAATGGGCCCTTTCATCTGCCAGCACGGGACGCTTTTTCCGCAGCTGTTGCAGGTTTGGAGAAAGCCTTTTTCGGTTATGAGGCTGTAGGTGCTGCACCTTTCTTCGCTGCGCCTGACGAATCCGTGCCGGACCAGGTTGCTGAGCTGGTAGAGCACGGCTCGGGAGGTAACATCATTTATGATGAATAGCAGTGCCGGGCGTGTATGAGGCTTTTCCCTAAGTGCTTTGATGATGCGTTCTGCTGTTGAGGCCATGGTTACACCTCCGCTTCTTCACGCAGTTTTTCCAGGGCCTCGGTTCTGAACGGGGTTTGCATCAGCTTTGCGGCAAATGTGTGGCTGGTTTTGTCTGGGAAGACTTGAGCTACAAAGCTGAGGGTTTTCTCGGGCTGGCATTTTTTGCATCGCCCTGCCCGATCGAGCGTCCAGCTTATTACCAGTACCCGGCAGCGTTTGCAGGGACAGAGCACCTGTTTGTTGCCTTGCAGGTGGTATTCCTTGTTGATGCGACGGATGAAGCCGCGCCTTTTTAGCTGGTTCAGGTAGAAGTAAATGGTTGACGGGGCCACACCCGGCAGGAGGTACAGCAGATCATCGGTGGTTAACGGTGCCTGTTTGAGCAGTTCGACGATTCGGATGTACATGATCAGGCCCTCCAGGTGATGAGGCAGCCACCTAATTTGGCAACATGCATCTGTTGGATAATGCCGTTGGATTTACAGGTGATTTGAAACCCCGGACAAAAGCTCTGCGGGCGTTCGATTTCTATTACCGGGCGAATATTGCCGATGCGTGTTGAGCGCACTTCCAAACCGTGTTTATTCAGGCGTCGGACAACGTTATTAATTAAACCGGCACGGTTAATGATGTTTCCTTTTGTCATTTTTCGCTCCTTGAATATTTTTTGCTCCACAATAGCTGGTTGTATCGTGTGGCTAATTTGGTGAGTTCGGTTTCAAGCAATGTGTTGTGCCGTGCTTTGTCTCCTTTGGCTTTTCGCCTGATACTGGCCAGGTTGTTTTCCAGGTCGTATTGCACGACTTCTTTTTTGGGTGGGCTGTCTTCAATTTGCCGGACTGTAATTTGGTTGCTTTTTACTGTTTGCTCTAGCTTTGAATGCCCACATCCACTTCGACATGCCCGGTAAAGCATCACCCGCTGAGGGTTGGTGGCCGCGAACTCCCGGTTTTGGTGAAAAAGGCACTTGTCGATCGTGATTTCTCCCAGTACCGGACAATGAACGGTTCTTTTTAAAAACGCGCTTTCAAACCGCTGGCGTAAGCTTTCCAGCCCGGATTCGCTCGGATATTTTCCGTTTACTACCTGATTAACCTTGGTTGGACTGACTCCGAGCTTATCTGCGACCTTTCTGTAAGAGGCTTTCTCACATTCTCGCCTGAGCGCATCAATCCACTCTGACATGCTCCCCCCTCTGGTTTACTTTGGGCTGCACCTGTTTCCCTTGATTCGAGCGGGATTTGTTTAAATCAAAAACTTCGTCGATATTGGGGTCGTAGACGGCTTTTTCGCGCATTCGCAAAATCGGCCTGTCTGGTCCGGTGTCTTTGATGAGCATGTAAACAGTCGAGTCGTTGGCTGTGGCTGATGTTTGCGGTGTTAAACACCGCAGGTAACCGGCTATGTTCAGCCACAGGACGTATTGCTGCGCGTAGGCACTTCTTACTTCGGCTCCTTGTGCGATGTCGGAAACTGAGAACTTCTTCAGCACTCGCATTGATCGCCAGCAGCGGTCGGCACACGTTAGTTTTTTCCGTCGGCTCAGGCGTTCCCCCACCTCGAACCCTGGGGTGAATTGAGGCGGGGTGTTTTGAACTAACTTAAACAGTGATGCTTTGCCTATTTTGTTTTTCACCACTACTGCAATGTTTTGTTTCACTAACGCCTTGGTGAAAGCGCGAACGACGGTGTAGTTAATGCCTGTGGATTTCACGACTTCCATGTTGGTAAATTGCTTTCGATGCTTTACAAACGCCCAGATTTCGGTGCGCTTTTCATTTGTGGACATTTCGATACTCCATTAATGACCTGCAAGGCTTAGCTAATCGTGCTGTTTTCATCGCCCCAGTGTTCACAGCCAATAACGGTTAAACCATCGACCTTTGCTTTACGCTCGATGTTTTCTAGCGCGATTGCACTTAGTCGGTAATTCCCTTTTGTTTCGATAAGGACTTTGCGCAGTAAGTCGTTTGAGACTTGGATGTTATTTTCGAAGCATTCTTCAACCATGATTTGCAGGTCGTTCAGGTCGGCAGGCTGAAACTCAAAGCGGTGTGAGATTCGGCTGTCGAGCTGTGGCAGCGTGGCAATCTTGCGGGCGATTTTGTCCATACCGACCAGAATGACGGTGGTGCCGGTCATGTCGTGGATATCCCTGAGTACATCCAGCAACTCAGGTTGGTCCATGTAGTAGTCGGCTTCATCGATAAAGACGATAAACTGCTCCATGCTGAGTGCATCGACGACTCGCTCATATTTGGCCATGCGGGATCTGGGGCGATCCCTGATGGATAGTTCCCGTAGCAGGCGATCGAGGAATGTTGTCGGCGTTTCTAGTTTGACCGCCCGGAGGTAGATACCATTGTCGATTGAATTTATGAGCTTCAGGGTGGCGAATGTTTTCCCCAGCCCTGGGCGTCCGTCCATCAAGCCGAATCCGGGAACGGCCGGAGAACGGTTGACTAATGCTTCAAATAAAACAGAGGCTTGGGCTACATTTCGGGTATAGGCAGTAATATGTTTCATGGTATATACTCCATTTCGTAAGTGTTATAGGGACTGCAATCCCTTCCTAAAAGCCAGTCGCGCTATCGGCTGGCTTTTTCTTCGCTTGAGCCGAGCATTTTTTCCATCATCTTTGCCTGGCTCGGGTTCTGTTTGCGGTAGTTTTCAAACCTGACGATTTCTTCATGACTCAGGCTGCGTAGCTGTTTTTGGCGGAACAGGTATTGAAATTCGTCGAACTCTGACCGAAATCTGGGGCCTTCGTTGATGACTTTCTGTGCTGCGTTCTGTTCTGCTATTTGCTCCGCTCTTCGGCGTTTGAATTCATCGTCACTAATGCCTTGCTTGGCCGGTGTATGCTGTGTGGCATCAACGGCCGCCTGGTAGCATTCACCGAGATCCGTTGTTGTCGGTTGCGGGAATGGCTCCACTCCCTGATTTTCACTGGCTCGGGCTTTGACGTAGTTGGTCATGGCTTCGTCAATGGAGACTTTCCTTGCTGCTCGGCGTAATTGCAGTGTTTGTTTCTTACGCTCTTCGTTCTGCAGTGCCTGAGCGGCTTTGGACAGTTCGGCAAGGGATATACTTGATCCGGCCATCTGTGGGTTTTCGGCTATGCAGATAAAGCCCATGTCTTTGCCTGTGAACACATACAGCCTGCCGATGTCTGTCGGGTCCCAGGAACAGAACACTTCTTCGCCAATGAACGGGCCGAGTTCCGGGGCAAAATAACTGATGCCTCCAACTAGGATTCCTACATCGTTGTTGACGGTTCTTACCCCCGCCGCCCTTCCTCCGCTTGCCGGTATCGGTGACAACAGCAGATCGAGCGCCCGTTCGTTTTCGATTTTCCGAATCAGGGTTCGTTGTTCATTCCATCGGTCAAACGGTGTGGTTTTTATCGTCCGGTGGTGGTCGTGCTCATAGGCATGGGTGATCCACTGGTCGATAATTTCCTGCAACTCTTTACTACTGAGGGATACTTCTATATCTGCTGAGCCTTTCTTGGTTATCCGGTCGGCAAAGCTGACTCGGTTGCGGATCTTTTCGCGCTCGGCGACGTTGTGGCCGCCATAACCGGGTAGCAATTTGCTGATGCCGTGTGACCAGGTTCGGAAGAATCGCTCTATATGGGATTTTTCGTTTCCGCTGAACGGGTTCGTTGTTGCTACATCGATGTTTAATGCACTCAGAACGGCGGTTACTCGCTTGGATTGATAGTCTTTACCGTTATCAATCTTGACCATTTCAGGTACACCAAACCTGAGCATGCCTTTTCTGAGCATCATGCAGATGCTTTCTGCACTTGATGTTTTGTGGACGATGACAATTACTCTTCGGCTGTAAACATCTATTGCGCCGATGATTGAGTGTCGTCCGTCAGTTAAGAGCACGTCCGATGGTGTGGAATCGAGTTCCCATAGCTGGTTGATGTGGGTTATCGATTCGGATGCATTCCCCCACGAGACTTTATTGCTTCCTTTGAACCGCTCGGGGTTCTTCCGGTGTGCCATTGCCAGCGGGTTCTGCAGTGCAAACTCTGTCATCCAGCGACGAACTGATGATTTCGATGGGATATTCCAGTCGTTCCCGCCGACATGGTTCTGCCCGGTGATCGCTTTGAGCAAGTTTGTCGCTTTTATGTCGGGGTCGTGGTACATCACACCAATACAGAAATCCCGTAGTGTCGGCTGCTGATCGATTAGGTGCTGTTTTACTGAGCTGTATTGGCCTCCTAATGCGGCTGCGCCCTTCTCTTCCAGTGTCTTTTGCCATCGGCGCGGTGAGTTCCAGGCGATTGAGTTAATTACGCTATAAATATCATTCGCGTATTCGATTTCGTGGTTGTTGTAGAGAACGGCAAAAGCTTTCTCTCCTTCCACTTTCTGATTACTGGCTATGTATGGTTTCAAATAGCTACGCCAGGACGACAGGATCGCCAGTTTGCATTCGGCCCGGAGCTTGGCTTTTCCAGTAAGTTGCATTAACTCTGCAGCGCCTGACTGACCGCTTTCACTCTGGTTTCTATCACTGAGTTGATTACCAAGGAGATTGCGGTCTGCAAGCGCTTTGCCTTTTACAAAGTGTGCAGAGGTTTTGGCTTTCTCTTTGGCCATCGCTTCAGCGATTTTTGCCCTGTATGTTTCGGGCAATGCGTTCAGGGCAAATCTTCTGGAGCGACCATCTATTCTGAATGGCCAACTTTCATTATTTGCTCTCTTCCTGACGGCTCTGTCTGTTACCCCGATGCTTTGCGCAATTTCCTGCGCAGTTAGCCAATCACTCAT